AAAAAAGGAGAACTCAATATTGGTAAATCTCCTAAGAAAGTTAAATCTCGTAAACAAGCTGTAGCTATTGCTTTAAGTCAAGCAGGTATGTCTAAACCAATGAAGAAAGGTAAGTAATATGCCAATGGTCAAAGATAAGAAGTTCCCCTATACAACTAAGGGTAAGAAGCAAGCTAAGCAGTATGCTAAGAAGACTGGTGCTAAGGTAGTTGCTAAGCCTATGAAGAAGATGGGAGCTATGCGTGGCTACTAAGCCTGGTTTGTATGCCAACATCCAAGCTAAACGTAAAAGAATAGCTGCTGGATCTGGAGAGAAGATGCGTAAGGTAGGGGCTAAGGGTGCTCCTACGGCTAAAGCTTTTAAGGAAGCAGCTAAAACTGCTAAGAAAAAATAATGGTTAAGAAAGTATATCAGAATCCAGAAGGTGGTTTAAACGCTAAAGGAAGGGCTTACTTCAATAAGAAGACAGGTTCTAATCTAAAGCCTCCAGTTTCTGCTAAAGAGGCTGCAAAGTCTCCTAAAGCAGCAGGAAGACGTAAGAGCTTTTGTGCTCGTATGGGTGGTGTAAAAGGGGCTATGAAGGATGAAAAAGGAAGACCAACCCGCAAAGCATTAGCTTTAAAGAAGTGGGACTGCTAAGTAGGGTATTGACTTTTAACCAATTTTATGGTATAATATATAACTATGGCATCAATGAACTATATCCAACTCGTCAATGACGTGCTTATCAGGCTACGTGAGCCAGAGGCTACCTCAGTCTCTGATAATGCCTATGTTAAACTTATCGCTAAATATGTCAATGATTCTAAAAGAGTCGTAGAAGACTCCTACAACTGGAATGCCTTGTCTGATACCTTATCTGCTACCACTACAGCAGACGTGTTTAACTACGTTCTAGTAGGCTCAGGACAGAGATTTAGAGTTATTGATGTCATCAACGATACTCAGAATGCGTTCGTAGAACTAGCCTCTACTAAGTGGATGGATCAGCAGTTCTTAATGACTACTCCTCAGAAGGGGTCTCCTGCGTACTATAACTTTAACGGTACTAACTCCAACGGAGATACTCAGGTAGACTTATATCCTATTCCTAACGGTGCGTATAACCTTCGTTTTAATATTATTAAACCACAAGTACCCTTAGCAGTTAACGCTGATAAACTTTTAGTTCCTGATGAACCTGTAATCCTAGGTGCTCTTGCAAGGGCTCAGGCAGAGCGTGGTGAGGATGGAGGAGTTCAGGCTGGGGAGACATACCAACTTATGCGTCAGAGCCTAGCAGACGCTATAGCACTTGAATCAGGACGGTATTTAGAAGAACAAGAGTGGGTCTGGAACTAATGGCTAGTCCACTACAAACAGCTTCAGTAGCAGCTCCTGGGTTCTACGGATTAAATACTCAGGAGAGTAGTGTTACATTGTCTTCAGGATATGCTCTGAAGGCACAGAATTGTGTGATTGATAAGTATGGTCGTATCGGTGCTCGTCGTGGCTGGACACCTGTTAACTCCTCAGTTAACACAGACTTAGGTTCTGGTAATTCAGTGGAGTTTATCTTTGAAGTAGTCACTGGTGGTGGCACAGATGTGCTAAGTGCTGGTAATAACAAGTTATTCGTAGGCACAACTACGATGACTACTAAGACAGTACGTAATACTACTAACAGCGGTAATGCTACATATACGATTACTGCTAATGACTGGCAAGGTGCTGCTCTGTCTTATGGTGATGTGAGCGACTTCCAGCCTCATGTATATATGGCACAGGCAGGACATCCTATGCTGGTATATCATGAGTTACCTGTTTCTGGTAATCCTTTTAATTCACACGATAGTGGTACATTTGGTTATCAGCGTGTAGGAGATGCTGCTGCATTACCTTCTAATCATACTACTTCAACATTCATGCCTAGCTGGGTGTTGTCTGCTTATGGTAGGATCTGGTGTGGTGGTATCAGTGGAGATACACAGACAGTTTATTTTAGTGATCTTTTAGCTGGTACAGATTTTCAGAATGGAACTGCTGGTTATTTAAACCTACAAGAGGTATTACCTAATGGTGATCCTGTAGTCGCTGCTGCTGCACATAATGGATTGATTATATTCTTTGGTAAAAAGAACACAGCTATCTATGCTAATCCTTTAGATACTGGTTCGTTAACATTAGTAGAAGTATTAAACAACGTAGGATGTATTGCTCGTGATTCAGTTCAGAGTTTAGGTACAGATGTAATATTCTTGTCTGACGCAGGAGTTCGCAGTCTACAGCGAGTTATCCAAGAGAAGTCGTTACCAATGCGTGATATTTCTAAGAATGTTCGTGATGACTTAATGGCAGCAGTAGCTTCTGAGACAGACCTAACTAAGATTAAGAGTATTTATTTTGAGCGTGATGCTATTTATTTATTAACGCTTCCTGCTACTAAGTTTGTATATTGTTTTGACACCAGAGCTGCATTACAAGATGGGGCAATGCGTGTAACTATTTGGGATAGTATTGAGCCTAAGGCTTTCTGCGTAACACAAGATAGAAATTTATTTATAGGTAAACCTGGCTATATTGGTAAATACTTCGGACATGCTGACAACACTTCTTCATATCGTTTACAGTACTATACTAACTACTTTGATTTTGATGCTGCTACTTCTTTAAAGTTATTAAAGAAGATTGGTTGGGTATTGATTGGAGGCACTAACCAGTCAGTAGCTATTAAGTGGGGATTTGATTATAGCGAAGGCTATCAAGCTACTACTTATCTTTTAGATACTGCTGTAGTATATGAGTATAATAACTCTACTGTTGATACTATACCAGGATCTACAGAATATAACATTGCTGAATATACCTCAGGTATTGTTTTAGATCGCTTCTCCATTAATGCAGGTGGTCAAGGAACTGTACTTCAATTAGGCTTAGAAGCAGATATTAATGGTAATCCTCTGTCTATTCAGAAGATTGACGTAGGAATTAAAAAAGGAAAGACTTTAATCTAAGGAACTGATATGAGTAACTATACAAAAGCAACTAACTTTACAGCAAAGGATACTCTACCTACAGGTAACTCTGGAAAGATTGTTAAAGGTACAGAGATTGACACTGAGTTAACTGCTATAGCTTCTGCTATTTCTTCTAAGGCAGACCTAAATAGTCCTGCTTTGACAGGAACTCCTACAGCTCCTACTGCGTCTGCTGGAACAAGTACAACACAAATAGCAACTACTGCGTTTGTAATAGCCAATGCTGTTCCTAGTGGTCTTATATCAATGTGGTCTGGAACAATTGCTTCAATACCTAGTGGATGGGTATTATGTAACGGATCTAATAGTACTCCTGATTTACGTAATAGATTTATTATTGGAGCTCATAGCGATACTGCTGGAGTAGCATATACAACAATCACTGGAAGTAACACTCAAACTGGTGGTTCTAAAGATGCTGTTAATGTAAGTCATACACATACTGCTACGTCTACTGTGACAGATCCAGGACATAATCATACATATTTTGGAGGTATCTTAGAAGGGGCTCAGAATGATGCTCCTGCAGATGATCGTATAGGTGAAAGCAGCAATACAGGAACAAGCACAACTGGAATTACTGTAGCTACATCAATCAGTACAGAAGGATCTAGTGGTACAAATGCTAACTTGCCTACCTACTATGCATTAGCATTTATTATGAAGACCTAAGATGAAAGTACCTGTAGTCTTAAGAGATGACTACACAATGTTTCTAGAATTATTTGAAGGGATGTTGTGGTTTCATACAGATGTGCGTAGATGGACAAACGAAGTAAAGAAAGATTTTATAAAAGATTTAGACACGCTGCACACCCTAGTTAGTATTCCTTTATTAGCATTAATAGATAATATGAAACTAGCTAAGTTTGCTGAGATAATTGGTTTTAAATACGAACAACCTTTCAAAGGTAGAGATAATGAAATATATCAGATATACAGTAGGAGCATATAATGGGTAAGTTATTTAGCAGTGTAGCCAATATATTTACAGGAGCAGATGAAACTAAAGCTGCTGGTGAGAGAGCTGCTTCAGAACAACGACAAGCGTCTCGTGAAGGAGCTGCTGCTACAGCATTTAGACCAGTAGGAATGACTACTCGGTTTGGTACGTCTCAGTTTACTAGGGAAGTAGACCCAGCTACTGGGATTCCTTATATCTCGTCTGCAGGATATACACCTTCGCCTGAGTTACAAGCTATTCAAAACAGAATATTTGGTCAGCTTGATCCTTCTCTTCGCTATGCTGAACAAGCTGGAGGAGCTTTACAGCCTTTAGCTCCTGCGACACAAAGACTCTTCCAGTTAGGCGAACAATATATAGCTGCTTCTCCTGAAGAAACTGCTCAGCAATATATTCAATCACGTCAGGCTCTGCTCCAGCCATTGCGTGAACAACAGTTTGCTGGTCTTCGTAGTCGTGGTTTTGCTACAGGTCGTGGTGGCTTAGGAGTTC